CCGCGGACCATCGGAGCGCGTCAGTGGTGGCCTGCTCCACGAGGGCCGCATCTGGGCTGGTCGAGGTCTTGCCCGCGTTGCAGTCCTTGCACGCGGCGACCAGGTTGGCCGGGTCATCGGTGCCACCGAGCGCGACGGGGATGACGTGGTCGATCGTCAGCGGGCTGTCGGTCGCGTGGCAGTAGCGACACGTGTTGTTGTCGCGGCGCAGGATCTCGAAGCGCAGACGGCGCGAGATGGGCTTACGGCGGTCGGGGGGGTGTGGCAAACTCACTGGGAGCCTCCGGTCTGATCGGGGGTCAGGGCCAGGGAGAACGGCGTTCGCAGCGCCGCCTGGCCCGTCTTTATGTGGAGTTGTCTTGCTCCACAAGTATCCCATGCGGATACCCCTCCGGACAAACCGCCGCCAGCCATTACGCGGCCCCGCTTTCGCCGTTGTCCACAGGGTTATCAACCATCCTGGGATGACGGCGGATAATGTGGTCTGGGACGTATGCAGCCCCGTACTCGACGCCGCACACAGGGCACGGCTTGCGCGGACCGTTGCGTGCATCGCGCGGCTTCCGGGGCTTGCGAACCTTCCGTTTCGGCAGCGGATCACCGTCGCGGTATTCGCGGACGGTGGCCCACGTTTCGGACAGGTAGGCGTCGCGGAGGGCACGCTGCTCGGGGGTCATCTTCTGCGACCCATCCGCTTGACGTCGGTGTGCGCATTGCAGCAGGCGGCACAGCGACAGCCCTGATTCAGGTAGGTGTTGGACCGCCCGTGACGCGGGTCGTCTGCCGTAAGCCTCGCTCCGTAACGGGGGCGAGCCTCGCGCATCCATTCCGCATGAGCATCGCGGCAGGGCTGGCAACGACAGCCGAGATTCCGGTAGCCGTTGTCCGTGCCGTGTCGGGGATCTTCGGGGCTCATTCCTCCTCCTCTTCCCAGCCCGCCACGATGCGGTCCACGACGGCACCGATGAAGGCGTCGATAGCCGTGTCGACGGCGCGGAAGATGGCCGCGAGGAGGGCGGTCATGCGGCTCGCCTCCCGCGCGCACGGAGCAGGCGCTTCCTCTGCGTCTCGCTGAGCCCACCCCACGTGCCGGCCTGCTCGCGGTTGTCCAGGGACCACTGGAGGCAGGCAAGCCGGATCTCACAACCGGCACAGATCGCCTTGGTCTCCCGCGTGCTGCCGCCCTTCTCTGGGAACCAGGCATCCGGGTCGGCCTCAGCGCAGGCCGGGTTGCCGTCGAACAGCGGCATGATGAAGTGGTAGGTCACGCGGCCACCGCCGACTCAGCAGCCATGATCAGCCGGCCCACGAGTTCGGAGACCTGGGGGACGACGGCGTTTCCGAGGGCCCGCAGTCGGTCCACCTGTCCGGGAAGCCCATCGCCCACTCCCACAGGCCAGCCCCGAGACGACCAGTAGCCACCTCGTCTTGGAATCGGACGAAGCTGGGCCACTTGCGCATGGAGGGCGCGAAGTGGTTCGCGGTCGCTGTCGGCGTGGGCCACCACCACGCATCGTGGTCGCCGGTGGGGAGCGCCAAACGAACCGGCGGGCAGCTCGAGTGCTCCGGTTCCGTAGCCGAGTCGGTGCAGGTCGGACCGCACGGTTGGGGCCCACGTCCTCCAGCGGGGCGAGTTCTCCACGATGACCCACTCGGGTCGGACGGTGTCCACGACGGCGGCGTAGGCGGTCCACAGCCCGGACTTGGCGCCAGCCAGACCAGCTCGAGGCCCGGCAGTGTTGGCTGAGGAGATGTCCTGGCATGGGAAGCCGCCGCAGATGACGTCGACGGGTGGCCGGTCCTCTGACTGCCACCATTCGACTGCGGTTCGGACGTCGTCATGCCTCGGTACCTCCGGCCAGTGTTTCGCCAGCACGCGCCGGCAGAAGGGGTTGATCTCGACCTGCCCGACGGTGGTCATCCCGGCCCGCTCGAGACCGAGCTCGAGACCGCCGATGCCCGCGAAGAGGGAGAGGACGTTCACCGCATCCCCCGCGTCTTCACGTCGAGGCACACAGGGCACAGCGGCTGGCTGGTCATCGCCAGATGGATGCCGCAGGTGGTGCAGAAGATAATGTTGTTCTCCGGCCATCCGAGCGGAACGGGCAGCGATGCGGGCTCGGTCATGCGACGGCCTGCCGGGACTCGGTGAGGATCTGCCGGATGACGCCGGTCTCCCAGTGCTGGGGCCGCCACACATAGCACTCGTGATGCACGCCGAGGTGGGTGAGCCACACGTCCTGCTCGGGCCGCAGCCTGCCCTTCTCGGACTTGAGCTCCACGAAGATGAGCCGGCCGGTGGTGGTGTGGATCAACACGAGGTCGGGGAAGCCGGCGCGGTTGCGGCGCGGGTCGTTGTCGTGGAAGTGCATGAACCCGGCCCAGCGGGCGAGGTCGATGACCATCTGTTGGAGGGCGGCCTCAGTCATGGGGCTGGCTCGCAAGGACGGCCAGCGCCACGGCGAGTCCGTGCGGGGTGCTGCTGGTACGGAGATATTCCTGTCCGTCTTCCAGTCGGTCGACCTCGAGCACACTGTCGAGGCCGTTCTGGAACTCCAGCCGCACCCCCCACAACAGCTCCGTCACCGGGGGTATCGCCTCAACGACCGCCGCCTCAGCGATCAGCCAGTCCGCCGTGGCGAGCTCCACGGCGGACGCCCCATCGCGGCGAAGCTCACTCGCTGCCCGGCGCAGGAGATCCACGTCCCTCACGACTCAACCCGCGGATGGTGCCGCTCGGCTGCCTCCACCGCGTCGATCCTGCGGCTGTACGCCTCGCCGGACTCGACCAGTTCCCCGTTGGCGGCGACGACGTTGTACCGCCATTTGGTGCCGAGGACGGTGAGGCGCTGGAAGACGGAGACGCGGTCACCGTGGGTGGTGGTCCAACTTTCGTTCATACGGCACCGCCCGGCAGTGTCGGCTCGGTCGTTTCGAGTGCGGCGGCGAACCCGTCAAGCAGGCGCCCCGCCTCGGACTTCGTGACGTCCTTGCTGCTGGCGATCTCCCGGCCGAGTTCGCCCGACAGGTAAGCGAGCTTGTCGTCCCGGTCGGTGAACCCGAGATCCTGCGACAGCGCCGCGTTGAGGGCGGTGAGCTGCTTGGGGGTGATGGGCTCGTCGGCGCGTTCTGCGGTGGCCTTGACGGGCTCGGGCACCGGCTCGTCGAACTCCGGTTCGGGCACGGCGGGCGGGTCCTGGCGGCGCACGGCGCGGGTCGCGGTGGAGCGGGCGACGCGGGCGGTGGGCTGGTTCTCCGGTTCGAGCTCCAGGTCTTCCACCGAGTACGGGACGCCCGACAGGACGTCGGGGGCGATCTTGCGGGCGATCTCGGCGGCGGCCTTGGCGTACAGCATTTCCTCGGGCGTCTCGCTGTACTTCGTGTTGGACGTGTAGCCAGCCTTGCGCGCCCGATCCATCGTCCAGACCGCACGCTCGACATGCTCGGAACCGAGCCGGCGCCCGCATACGACGACTTGGGTTGGGCCGGATTCTTCTGTCCAGACCTGATGACCCCGGGAAAGTGCGAGGGCGACCATGCTCCGGGAGTACAAGGCAGGAGTTCCATGTACGACATAGAGCGATCGGAGCGCCGCTAGTGGGCTGAAGCCGAGTTCGTCACCCATGAGGATCGTGGCCGTCACGTCGTTTTCCGACATCGGGCGCCGGTTGTTCTTCGGCCCGACCATCGGGACGAAACCTGTCTGCACGAGGGCCTTGGCGAGTTGGTTTGCGGCACCGGCGGCCTGTGCCCAGGCGACGAGGCGGCCCCCGGTTGGGTCGCTCATCGGCATGATCTCGGTGCGGGGCTGGTACTGCTCGACGGCGGTCATGCGCCCGCCTGCTCGGTGAGCGCCTTGGCGACCAGCTTGAACTGGTGGGCCCGGTGACAAGCGACCGCCGCTGCCGAGTAGTCCTCGATCGCGATGGCCCCGTAGACCTTGCTCTCCTGGTCGTACATCTGCTGCTCGGCCTTCCTTGCTTCGTCGAGCAGCGCCTCCCGTAGCTCCCGTAGCTTGCGACCCGACGTCTTCACGCTGCTGCTCCTTCGGTCTTGGCGGGCGCCTCGAGGGCGTCCTCGATCTGGGCTTCGATGGACGGGACCTGCGAAGCCTTGCGAGCCATGTACTCGGATTGGCGCCGGCCCTTGCACTTGCGGCACTGCCGGTGGCCCTTGCCTGTGAAGTAGGTGTTCCGCTCGTCGTAGGCGTGGCCATACGGGCAGTGCGTCTTGCTCGTCTCGTACTCGGCACGCCACTGGCCGGCGGTCAGCGGGCCGACGCCTCGGCGAACGTTCTCGCCGTTCGTCACTGGCTCCAGGTGCCAGGGGTTGCAGCACGGAGGGTTGCGGCAAAGGTGGTCGAGGAAGAGACCCTCGGGGATCTCGCAGCGGAAGAACTCGTAGGTCACGCGATGGGCCGAGAGGAGGCGACCACCCCATACGTCGCGGATTTGGCCGTAGCCGAAACTGTGCTTGCTTCCCTGGAACTCCCAGCAGCCCGACCCGGTCTCGGCGACCTTCGCCATCAGCCGATCGATGGTCGGCGTGGCGCACTTCTTGGGCATCAGGCCGCCACCTCGGTCTCGAGGCGCATCGGCTCGCCGATCAGCCCCTTGATCCAGTCGGTCTTGTTGGCGACGAACGCGATGTGGGTGAAGACCTTGAACGCCTCGTCGATGTCCTCGGGCGTGGGGCTGAGTGGGTAGAACTGCGACCCGGCGTCGGTGATGTGCAGGACCCCGGTGGCGTCGACGGCGGGCGTCGGGATCTCCGTCTGCTCATCGGGTGCCATGAACTCGCTCCGCGCGTATGCAGCGGTCTGGAGGCCCGCCTCGCCGTAGACGCCGGAGCTGGTCTTCCAGTCAGCGAGGACGGTGCGCCCGGCCCACGGCCCACGGCCGAAGCGGATGACCGCGTCGAACGTGCCGGCGTAGTGCCACCGGCGGTTCGCCACCGGGTGCTCGGTGTGCAGCGCCTCCACCTGGAACTCGTCGAGCCAACGGGCGTAGCCCTCGACATGAGCCAAGAGGTGATCCGGGACGTCCACCTCGCGCCCGTGGATCAGCTCCTCGGCGAAGCGGTGCACGTCCGTGCCGCGGACGGCGGCGGTATCGCGGGCCTGCCAGGGAATGGCCTTGAGGGCTGCGACGGCCGGGCCGCGACCGAGCGACCGGAGTTGCTCGACCTGCTCAGGCTCGTCGACCACGAACTCGGCGACGGACTTCGCTGCCCAGTACGGGATTGCCGGCTTCGGCAGGCCCTTGCCGAGCAGTGTGGTGACTCCCGGACAGGGCTTGGAGTCGAGCCAGTATTTGTGCGCCTTCGGGCTGAACTTGAGGGTCACTGGATACTCCTGTCGATCGGTTCGGGTGAGGGGTCGTATCGCTCGACGAAGCGGGCGGGCAGGGCCCTGTGGTCGCGTTCGATGCCCGCGCAGCAGTCGGGTCGTCGGCGGTCGGCGAACAGTTGCTGCACCTGTCGGCCCTGCAGCGCCAGCCACTCGTCGAGGGCCTGCTGTGCCTCCTCACCTGTGGCGCCTGCGAGGACGGCGGCTGCGGCGAGGTTGTGGGCGTCGTCGGCCGTGGTGGCGTGCTGCAGGGCGAGGAGGGGTTCGAGCGCGGCGGGGGTCATTGGGCAACCTCGATCCCAGCGCACTCGCACGCGACGCCTTCGACGGTGCGGACGAGATGCCTCCAGGCGTGTTGCTCGCAGCCCGGCACGAGGCCGGGGCCGGGCTTGTGCTGCTGGGGTTCGCCGCCGGGGCGGGGGTTCCAGCCGTAGGCGTTGCGTTCGCGGGCCAGCTCCCCGCAGGCGCCGCAGCGGACGACCCGGTTGCCGACCGCCTCGCCGAGGTGCATGGCCGGGCCGTAGGGCCCGCCGCCGGGGCACCAGCGCGGCGGGGTCAGCCGGGCCGGGCGGAACAGCAGCCCCGACTCTGGCAGTCCAAGCGGCGAGGGGTGACCGGCACCGGCAGCCCGCCCCTCGCAGGTGCCGCACAGCGGGATGCCGTCGGTCGGGATGTCGTCAGCGGCGTCGCGGCCTTGTGGACAGATCGACTGCCCGCACCACGCCGAGTACGACGGGTGGTTGTGGTGCTCGTACTGCAGGCCGGAGCGGATGCGGTGCCAGCGGGTCGCACCACGCAGCCAACGGGGACCGGTCCGCAGCGGGGTCGAGCGGTGACCGGGCGCGTGCCATGGACCGGAGCGGGTGAGTGGTGGCTCGTAGCGAACTGGACCAAGGTCCAGCAGCTCGCTCACCGCTGCCCCTCCATCTCGACCCAGGCGGTCGGAACGGTCAGCGGCTCCGGTTCCACGGGCGGCACGAGGGCGTCGATCGGGTCCATCCAGTCGGCCAGCTTTCGAAGCCACGGCAGCAGTTCCCTCAGCGCGGCACCGGCAAGCTCGACGGCGAGAGGGCGGCGGGTCATGACCGGTCGCCCAAGCTCAATGGCGCGCACAGTTCTTCGGCCCGGTCCCGCGACATGCTCGGGTGGTCGACGACGATGCCGCGCTCGGCGAGGGAGGCGCGGGCTTCCTGCTCAAACCTCAGCAGCTCGTCAGCCGTGGCGAGTCGCAGGACAACGTCGTCCCCATCAAGGGTGCGGACGGTGATCGGATTGCCAGTCGCCGCACGCATCAGTTCGTGGACGATGACGGGTACCTCGCTCATACCGCTGCCTCCAGGCTGTGATGTGTGTGGGTGGTCGTCCATCGGTATCCGGCGCGCGCCAGCAGGTGGTGCAGCTCGACCCCACCGGGGTACAGCCGCGCGGGACGGTGACGGCCGGATGTCTCGCCGGGCAGGGGGGAGCAGTCCGCGGTCACTGGTCGGCCTCGTTGACTGCTGCTCGCCACTCCGCCACGGATGGGTAGACGGCACCCGAAGCCTTGACGTATTCCTGGCCGGGCACGCCGTGTCCACAGCAGGCGAAGTCCACGCCGGGTAGCCATCCGAGGCAGGGATCGGGCTTGTCCGTGCCACCTGCGGAGATTCCGCATTCGACGCAAGGACGGTCTGCGGTCGCCGGAGTCCCGTCATCGAGGTAGACCCAGTCGCACCCGTTGTAGGTGACGGCCCGGTGACCCCGGAGGAAGGCGCCCAAGATCATGCCGTTGGGCCACTGCTGGACCTGGGCGGCGCTCATGCCGCGTCCTCGGTGTCGGGCCACTGCCAAGTGGTCGAGATGAGCGACACGAACTCGGCGTCACACAGGGCGTCGTCGTCGACCGCGCACGGCTGATCGGCCAGCCACGCCGCGTCGACCTCGGCCTGCGTGGGCACCGGCGGCTGCGACAACGTCCAGTCCGTCCACGTGGGGTCCGGCTTGCGGTGCGCACCGTGGTTCGCCAGCAGCAGCACGACAACGGCGACCGCATACAGGCCGAGGCATGTGAGGCCGAACGGGGAACCGAGCGCATGCAGAGCGGCGGTCATCGGGCACCCGCCTTGGGGGCGTGGCCGATCGGCTTGAACCAGTGCGCCGTGCACGTGTGGCGGGCGACCCCGCACACCCACAGGTGCCGGCAGGTGTGCCCGGGGATCTGCAGGTGGTAGACGATTCCGGCCATTGATGTACCTTTCTGATCGGTACGGCGTCCGCGTCCTTGTCAGGGGGCACAGCGGGCGCCGTTGCTGTTGTGCGGGTCAGAACTGGTGCGTGGTCCCCGGTGCTGCTGCCCGACGGGAGGTCTCAGGGCTCGCGCCACTCCCGCCGGGCAGCGTCGGGGGGAGGGTCATGCGGCTTGGATGCCGGCGGCGCGCGCGGTCACGCCGACTTGTTCTTGATGGCCCACGCGACCGTCTTCGCTCGCTGGTCGGTGAGGTAGTCGTTGAAGTCCTCGCGGGAGACGCGCCAGTACGCCTTGGCTCCGCGGCCGATGTTCACCGCGGCCAGGTCGCCGTCGCTGATCAACTGGTGGACCTTGCCGACGCTGACGTTCAGTTGGGCGGCGATGTCCTTGACGGTCAGGTGCTCGATGACGGACTGACTCACGCTGCTCTCCTCGCTCGGGCGTTCGTTGCAGTTGCACTAGTGGAACCGGGAACCGAGAGCTCAAAAATGGCACCGGGGTAGAGCCCCAGGGCCAGTTCGATGCGGCCGGCCATGTGCGGGCTGCAGCTGGTTCGGAACCCTGACCGCAGGTTGCCGACGGTGGACTTGTAGCTGTCTCTACCGCAGGCCACCGACAGTTCGCGGACGGTCATGCGGCGGGCGGTCATTGCGTCTCGTAGCGCTCGCGGGTGACGGAGGCGGGCCTCCAGTCGGGGCGCGGTGTGCATGGTGGGCACTGTGCTCCTCCTAGGTTGTCATTGCAACAACGACTTTACAACTCCCGTGTGTGTTTTGTCCACGGTTGTCTCTGTAAGGTCTCCGTGTGCACCAGCGTGTTTACAAGTCACAGGTATGTGGTTCTTGGACGGCGTGTCCAACGCCAAGGCCCCCTGGCCGTTGTATCCGAGGCGACGCGCCCGGACTCTTCGCCGCATGCGCCAGCAGGCAGTTGCGTTGACCGAGAAAGGCCCGCCAGAGCGGCTACAGGCCCTCATCCTGCGACGCCTGCGCGAGCTCGGCACCCATGCCGGACCCATGAGCGCGCTCGAGGCAGTGAAGCGCGCGGGCGAGCCGATCTCGTATGAGTCGGTCCGCTACCTGGCGCGCGGGCAGGGCCGCGGGAAGATCACCGACCGCACCGCCGAGGGTCTGGCGAAGATCCTCGAGATCCCCGTTGCTGAGGTGTACGCGGCGGCCGGCATCCCGACGCCGGGCCAGCGGTGGAAGATGCCCGAGCGCTTCGACCGCCTGACCGACTACCAGCGGGGCCTCTTAGAGGGCGTGGCCGCCGCCCTGCTGGAGGCCTACGACAAGGGCCGCCAGGATGAACGGGAGGCGGGGGAGCGAAATGTCAACTTGTGACAGTCGACAGCCATACGATTCGTGATCCATGACGGGACCAAAGTCCCACCGCCTGCTCGTAGCGCGTGTCCCGGCCTACTTACGGAACTGTGCTGAGTGCAACGGGTCGCGGACTGTCACCGCTCGGCTCTACCTTGTATCCACAGGCTCCAGCCGTGGGGCCAAGGGGGACGAGCGAACAGTGAACGAAGATACGGTTTTCATCTGTGCGGAGTTGCCCGCGGGCCAGGACTGGGCCGTGCACACTGACATCAACGTGGTCGAACTACGAGCAGGCATGACGCTTCAGCAGCGAGTGGACGCCATCGCCGATATGCAGGCGCAGTGGCACCGCGCACATCTGCGGATCGTCCAGACCGTCTAGCACCCACCCAGGACAGCCCGGTCCCCGCCGTCCTGCGTGAGAGAATGACTCATGGCGTCCAAGCCGATCAAGCTGCCGTCGGGCAGCTGGAACGTGAAGGTCCACCTACCCAACGGTAGGCGGAAGTCGATCACCGACCCGTTGCAGCGGGTCGTGATCCAGCGGGCCACCGAGCTCGAGGCGTCGTTCGTTCGCGGCGGGCACGTCCCGGTCGATCACCGGCTGACCGTGAGCAAGTGGGCGGTCAAGTGGTTCGCGGCGCGCACCGTGGAGAAGGCCACTGCGGCGAAGAACGCGAGCCACTGGAAGAACCACATCGAGCCGCACTGGGCCGGGTGGCCGCTGATGTCGATCGACCGCCTGGACGTCCAGACGTGGGTCAACGGAATGACACACGCCGGGGTCGGCGCCTCGACGGTGGTCGCTTCGTACAACCTGTTGTCGAAGATGCTCAGCGACGCGGTGCTGTCGAAGAAGTTGACTGCCTCCCCGTGTGTCGAGGTGAAGCTGCCGAAGGTGGTGAAGCCGGCGGAGCGCTGGCTGACCCGGCACGAGTACGACCGCATCCAGTTGGCGCTCGCCGTGGCCCCGCGGGCTGCCAACTGGATGGGGTTCGTGGCCCTCGGCTGCTTCTCCGGGCTGCGCTGCCCGGGCGAACTGGCGGGGCTCGACGTCGAGCACGTGGACTTCGAGCGGCGGCTGGTGCGCGTACAGCAGGTAGTGACACGGACCGGCATCAGGGCGTATCCGAAGACGGACTCGTCGGTGCGGTGGGTGCCGTTCCCGCCGGAGGTGGGCGACCTGCTGTGGCGACTGATCGGCGACCGCGGCGAGGGTCCGGTGTTCACGTCGCCGCGCGGTGGTCGGGTCTCGGAGTCCAACTTCCGGAACCGGGTGTGGCGGCCGGCGCTCGAGGCGGCCGGGGTGCCCTACGTCGACCCGTACTCGATGCGACACACGTGTGCCAGTTGGCTCGCGCAGGCAGGGGTGTCGTCAGACGAGATCGCGGACATCCTCGGCCACTCCTCTACACGCATGGTCTCGACGTACCGGCACATGCGGCCGGATGCCCATGACCGGGTGCGCGCGGCGTGGTCCGAGGATGATTCCGCAGTGTCCACATCTGACACACGCCCCGAACGCGAAAGCGCCCCACCTGCGTAAGTCCGCAGGTGGGGCGGTGTGGGCGATACTGGGATCGAACCAGTGACCTCTTCCGTGTCAGGGAAGGAACGGCCTCGTTCTGACCTGCCACTTTGCTCTGACCTGCTACTACAGGTGTCACTGTTGACTACACAGCACATCGTGTGCCCTGTGTCGACACATGTATGACACACGCCCGTGTGGTGAACACCCCGAAACGCCGAATGCGCCCCACGCCTGCACGTGGCAGACGAGGGGCGCGGTGTGTGCGGGTGGGGCTGGAACGGTCGAGTTGCGGCGCCGCCCGGACCTGGAACGGTTTACGGTGGCGCGCCGTACTGATTCCTAGAGAAGGGTCGCTTGTGTCCACGCTCGTCGAGAGAGTCCGCTACAACCGTGTCGTCAGAAAGCTGGCCTCGATCGCCGGGCGCGGAGGAGACGGACGCATCGCGGACTTCGCCATGACGACCGAGGAGGCCCTAGCCGCCGGTGCCAGCAACACCGAGTTCGGCCGACTGTTCTTCGCGCACGAGGGCCGAGCCATCCACAAGTGGACGCAGTACCTGCCTGCCTACGACGAGCAGTTCGCCCCGTACCGCGCAGGCTTCCCGCTGCCGGACGGCTCCACTCGCCCGCTGCGGCTGCTGGAGATCGGCGTGCAGCACGGGGGGTCGCTGCAGCTGTGGCGTCAGTTCTTCGGCCCGGACGCGATCATCTTCGGCGTTGACGTCGACCCGCAGGTGGCCGCGGTTGACAGCCCGGACCTGCCCGTGCGCATCGGCTCCCAGGATGACCCGGAGTTCCTGCGGCGGGTGGTCGCCGAGATGGGTGGGGTCGACATCGTTCTGGACGACGGCAGTCACCGCGCCGAGCATGTGCGGGCGTCGTTCGATGTGCTGTTCCCGCTGCTGTCCGACGGCGGCCTGTATGCGGTGGAGGATCTGCACACCATGTACTGGCCAGGCTTCGGTGGCGGCTACCGCCGGTCGACCAGCTTCTTCGAGGTGCTGAGGACGCTGGTCGACGACATGCACTCCTGGTACCACCCCGAGGGGGAGAAGCTGGGCGTCAATGCGGCGGCCCAGGTGCCCCGGGTGTCGATCTACGACAGCATCGCCTTCATCGCGAAGTCGGCCCCGAGCCGGCCAGGTGTAGTCCGGTTCGGGGTCGACTCGTTCTAGGGCTCCAGTGCCCCCGTCAGCCACGCGATGCGGGCGGTCAGCCACGTGGTGAGTTGCTGGGCGGTGGTCTCCCGCTTGGCCGTGTATCCCCACGACGCCTGGTCGCGGGCGGCGGCCGGCCAGTTGATGGCCATCGCCCGGTCGATCAGTTCGTCGACATCGCCGAGGGTGGCGGCGAGGGCCTGCCATCGCGTCCAGGCAGCGGCGGCGAACGCGGGGTCCTCGAACATGCGGACCAGCCAGGTCGCGCCGGGGTGGTTGACGCCGTGATCCGTGCGGGTGTGGAAGCCGGTGGCGGCGGAGGCGAAGGCGCCGAAGGTGTTGCCCATCGAGTTGTCGAAGTCCCACAGCGGCCCCATGTGCAGGCGGCCGGGGCTGCCAGCAGTGTCGCGGGTTTTGTACAGCTTGCAGGAGGAGAAGAAGTCCGAGTCGAGGTTCATGGTCAGCTCGTTGACCAGGTACCAGTCGATGAAGGAGTCCCGGTCGATGAACCGGGCGTAGCCGGTGGCCGGGTTCAGCCAGTCACCGGCATACAGGGCGGTCTCGAACGCGTCGACGAAGCCTTCGATGTAGGCGGCCTGCGCGGGGGTGGTGCCGTCGGGCTCATCGAAGGCGACGGGGAGGCCGTCGTGCGGGGTATAGAAGCCTTCGCCCGGCCCCATGCGGTGATCGATCTCCAGCGTGTACCCGCCGGTGAGGGGGAGCCCGCTGGTCGCGCTTCCGGGCTTGTCGATGTTGATCCTGTTGCTGGCGACCTTGACGTGCTCGCCGAGCTGGTAGAGGCCCTGCCACACGCCATTGAGCGTGACCTCGACGTGCCGGAAACGGGGGGTCCAGGTCAGGCCGGTGCAGCGGGCGCCGAGCTCCATCGCCACGGTGGTGCGTACCGATGACGGGTCGTAGTAGTTGGCGAGGAGCACCCAGTCCCGGTCGCTGGGAGCGCCGGGGACGAGGGATGCCGCGCTGCTGAGCTTCACCTTGTACGGCTTCTTCGGCGCTTCCCAGGTGGTGTTGCCGCGGCCACGGATCTGGGTGGTCCTGGTGGCTACGGAGCCCCGGCCGGTGATGGTGATGGTGCCGCTGACGTAGTCCACGGTGTTGACGATCGGCGCGCCGCCGGTGGTGGTGATGGTGACCTTCGGCAGTGCGAGGAGATCAACGCGCTGCGGGACGCCGCCCAACTCCACCAGCGCGTAGCGCCCGCGCATCAGTTGAAAGTCCCCTCAAAGAAGACGTGTACGGGCCCGGGGCCGATCGCGGCGTGATGGAAGAACACCATCGACTCGTCGGTGCCGAGGTAGACCATGCACACGCCCCACTCGTTTGAGGTGGTGAGCCAGGCGTGTTCCCTAGTCAGGTGCAGCGCGGGCGCGTCGCCGAAGATGTGAATTGAGTCCGCGAACGGAGTCTCGTCGGTCTTCCAGAACCGGCCCTGGAACTGCCAGCCGAGCGGGGTGGGCCGGTATTCGAGGTCGCCAGTGAAGCCCGGACGGTAGCCCTCGAAGGTGATGAAGTCGCCGACGAGGCCGATGTCCGGATCGATGTCGGCGTAGGCGACAAAGTCCGCCCTGAGCGCGACTTCGGTGGCGCTGCCAACCGTGCTGACCTTCCCGGCGACCACGGAATCGACGGACGTGGCGTTGAGGCCCGGGTTGGGGTAGGTGCCGGACAGCGCCCCGCCCGCGCCTGATCCGGTGGCGACCGCGCCGACGTCGGCGGCGGTGACGACGACCGCGGCTCCGGTGTGCCCGTTGACGGAGATGACGGGGATGCCGGTCGGTGCGGCAATGCTGGCGGACCCGCCGAGCACGGTGATGCGCTCGAGCTTGACCGCGGCCACCTGTGGGAGGTTGGTGATCCGTATCCAGGCGTCGGCACTGGCGGGGACTACGAGCGTCGCACCCGTGGCATCGGCGTCAGGCCCAACCCAGCGGACGCTGAACGACCCACTGGCGTAGACGGTAGGCACCCACACGGTTGCGGCGTTCGGCCCGCTGCTCCCCTTGGGCAGCAGAGCCACATCGACGCCGGTCACGCCCGCGGGGACACCGGCCGTGAACAGGTCGGTGAGCGCATAGGTGCGCGGTGTGCTGTCGATGCGGGTGAGCTGCAAGGCCACGGCTACTCCCGAGGGTTGGCGGTGAAGGTGTGGGATGTGCCGGCGGCGTGCAGTCGGGGGGAGGTCCCGGCGGCGGTCACGGTGTGATCGGGGGGTGGATTGGCCGCGAACTCGTGCGACGTTCCGGCTGTGACGAAACCGGGGGAGACGCCTGGCTTGGCCGCGTAGTGGGATGCGGCGGGCGGCAGGGCTCCGAGGGCTTGCGCGGTGGCCAGGCTGGTCAACGTGAGCAGCCCCGTGCCGCTGGCGGACACGGCGACCGTGGCGGCCCCGCCGATGACGATCACGCCCGAGCCCGCGGCGGAGGCCGACGCTGATCCGGTCCCGCTGACACCCACCGAACCGGTGCCTGATGCGGACGACGATGGGGCGCCAGCAGAGCCGGTCCCGGACACGACGACCGCACCCGTACCGCTTGCGGCAGCCGATGCGGCGCCGGTCGATGACAGCGCGACCGTTCCGGCCGCTGTAGTGGCCGCTCGCGCCGTCCCGGTAGAGGAGAGGGTCACCGTGCCCGCACCGGATGCGGGGACGGCAGCGGCGCCCGTGCCGGTGATCGTGACCGCATCCGAGCCGGTGACCGGCGCCGTCGCGGAACCGGCCCCGGACAGCGCGAAGGTCCCGGCCCCGGCTGCCGCAGCCCGTGCCGTCGCCGTGCCGGTGACCGTGACCGAGCCGGTGCCCGTGGCCGCAACGGAAGCTGCACCCGAGCTCGAGATGGCAACCGAGCCGCTACCGGTAACCGAGCCGGCCGCTGCAGCTGTGCCGGTGAGGGTGAAACTGCCCGTGCCGCTGGCCGCTGCCGACGCCGTGCCGCTGCCAGTGATGGACACGGAGCCGGACCCGGACGCGGGCACCGGCTGCTCGGCCGGCGGGGAGATGATCTGCGTGCCGCCCGACGGGGCTGCGGGAGCTAGCGGGCGGGGCGCCTGATAGGTGGCGGCCGTCGTACCGCCGAGCAGCGGCACGAGCTACTCGTCAATCTCAAAATGCCAATCCAGCGTGACCGCTAACGCGCTGTACTGCCAGATGACCAGGGCGCCAGCGGCGGGCACGACGATGCCGCCGGGAAACTGCCAGACGATGCCCGCGCCGATGGTCGCCGGGATCGGGTACCGCCGCCACGGGATCGCAGGAACGGTCGGTGCCGTGCCCCACGTCGTGTCGACCAGGGCAGCACCCGCGCCCATGACGTTGTCGAACGACTGACCCGACGCGACCGGACCGATCGGGGTGGCCGGGGTGACAGCGATCGCGGCCGGGCGACCGATCCCGACCTCGCAGGCAACCGCGGTCGCGGAGAACACGCCGATCTCGAACACGCGGACGTCCCGGGCGGCACCGGCCGCGCGGAACTGTACGACCGGTCCGGCAGCAGCGCCGGATGCCTTGGTGCCGGCGAGCGAAGTGCGTGCCACGTCAGGACCCGCTGACCTGGATCGCCCCGGCCGCGACCGTGATGGACGCCGCGGTCACGGGGCTGGCCAATGCGCCGCCGGTCCGGTAGTTCCCCGCCGTCACCGCGTCGTAGATGGCCCAGTAGTTGGCCTGCGTCGCCCCCGTGTTCGGGATGGTGATCGCGTTCGTGTTCGACACAACCGACGGCACGGCAGCAGTGCCCGCCGACGCGGTGAACGTCTGCCGGGTGATGCCGGGGAGTTCAGTCGCACCCGTCGTCCCGGGGTCGGTGTTGGTCAGCGTGATCCACCAGGAGCCAGCGGCGGGGAGTACCGCTTGAATGGCAGCGATGCTGGCGGCCTGAGACGTGCGTGCCATGGGTCAGTCCTTCGGTAGAAGCGATTCCCCCGGGCTTAAATGTGGTGTGACGAAAGTCGGTGCGGGCCGGACCTACGGGGCGGCGTGTCGTCCGGCTGGTTCGACGGCCTTGGTCATCGACGCCGTGCCCGAGTTGCCGAGGTTGAGCGACACGACCGACGACAGCAGCGACAGCACGACGGCGCCGGCGGCGACGGACAGGCCGTTGCCCCAGTCGGCGTGCAGCACGTCGAGGGCGGACGCACCGAAGTAGGCGAGCAGGGTCTGGGCGAAGGTCTTCGCGGCACGCTCGGCGGCGTCCTTCAGGAACTGGCTGGACATGGCGGTACTCCTTCTTTCGGTGGGGGTGTGAGGATCAGGGCAGGTTGGCGAGGATCAGCGAGGCGAGGGCGATCAGCAGCCCCATGGCGCCCACCAAGTAGCCCCAGGAGTCGGAGCGGCCACCGGACCGGCCCTCCGTCTTGTCGATGCGCGTCGCCAGCCCATCCACCTTCTCGGCCAGGGCACCGGTGCGCGCCTCCGACTCCGAGCGGGGCATGAACGTCGCTGCCTGATCCGACAGTTGCGCTCGGAACTCGTTGACGGCATCGAACCGCTTCTCCGCGGCGATCTCCGCCTTGCCCACGGCCTTCTCGGCCGACGCCAGCGCCGTGCCGACAGCCTTCTCGGCAGCCGTCAGAGCCGTCTCCATCGCAGTGCGCTGCGCCAGAAAAGCGGCGTCGACCGCCCGCGTTTGCGTCTGGTAGCGCTCATCGAGGATGCGGCGCATGTCTTCTATCTGCTGGATCATGAACTCGCGCAGCGTGTCGACGGTCCAACCGCTGGGGTCTTTCTCCGTCTGGCCTCCTCCGCCCACGCTGGTCATCCGTCGCCCTGATCCGTTGACCTGCGGTGCTTGTGGTCGGGGGTGTCACGGTTCGGGAACCGGGTGCGGATCAGCGCGACCAACTGGTAGACGGCGGAGGCGATGACCAGGCCGAGGAGCACACCGCGCACCGTTTCCTTCGCCGGGTAGTCGCCGAAGACGATGACGATCAGCGCGTTCGTCAGGACCAGCACGATCGCCAGGTTCGACAGCAACAGGGCCCGGCCGATCAGCGACTGGTACCACGGGGAACCGATCCCGTAGATCAGCACGTACAGCAGGAAGAAGAACCAGGACAGGAAGTAAAGCCAGAACGCTGGGTCGTAGATGGTGATCATTTAGGCTCCCCGGATGGACTTCGCCACAGCGGCCGCGATGTGGTTGAAGCGCCGAATCTCGGCTGACTGCTGCGCGATCTGCTCCAGCCGACCGTCAAGGTTCTCGGCGTCGGTCAGTGCGCGCTCCGCCTGATCAGAAGCAGCTACCGCGTCCGGGGAAGGTCGCGCGGTACGTGTGAACGGCCACATCAGGGGTGGTCCTCCTGATCGGAAGCCCGCTGAGCCAGCTCGCGAATGTCCGTCAGGGCATGGTTCGTGGTCTCGGCGTAGACGAGCAGTTTCTCCATCGACATGCCGAGCCGGGTAGCCGTCAGCTGCCACTTTTCGGCCGCCTCCCGCCACTTGTCGCAGTCGGCCTGCTTGTCGATCAACTGCTGCCGGGGCACGAGTCCGCCGCGGAGGATCGACAGGACAATCAGGGCGACGAGGGCGCCCGCGCTGAGTTGGCCCAGCGGGAGAGCGCTGAGGGCGTCGCCCACCTGCGTCAGGACTTGGGGACGACGGTGAGCTGCTCGGCAATTGCCTTGACGTCCGCCGACCCGCCCTGAAGCCGACCCACCGCGGCGGCCAGCTTGTCGATCGACGCCTGGAGCGGTGCGATGGTGGCGGCGACCTGCTCACCCGGCGTTCTCTCCCCGGGCGCGCGGTTTCCGATCTGCACGCCGACCGCCAGCGCGAGCAGGCGCCGCAGCTCGTCGAACTGCTTGGCCACATCTGCATCCATGACTAGCCCTCCTTCGGGGGTCTGACCGTTGGCGTAGGCATTCGCCCTGCCAAGTACGACGTCCCACGGATAGTTGGGGCCGGGGTCGGTGTGGGTTCCGTCGCCGGTCGCATACGTGTAGTCGGCATGCCCGATGACACCCGGCCGGCGGGCTTTCACGTCGGCCAGGCTCAGGTGCACGAGCGGGATACCGCGCGCCGTGGAGCGCTCCGCCAGCCACCGCGCCGTCGCGTCGAGAAGCAGGGGGCGGGCCAGCCATTCGGCCCGGGTCCACCGCGCCCACCCGCACTGCTCGATGTTGTCCGAGACGGCATTGCCGTTGCGCAGCGTCCACGCGGCCCGGTCGTAGGGCACGAACCCGTCGGCCGGGGTCAGCAGCACACCGGTCTCGTCCGACGAGGCGTGCGAGGAACCCGGCCAGGTCGCCCACGCGCGCAGGTCGACGGCCCGCATGATGCCCTCGGTCGTGTGGACCGCGAGCCAGATGACGCGAGACCCGTTGCGACTGGAGGACAGCATGTCGACGCTCCCCTCAGACGATCTGCGTGAGCAGCGGGGAGATCACGGTGAGGCGGTCCGTGCGCGCCTGCTGCACCTGGGCCTGCAAGTTCTTCTCGGTGCGGGACATATCCCAGTTCTGGAACGTGGTCCGCAGGATGCGGGCGATCCCTTCCTTGCCGACCGCCGTATCCGTCAGGGCCGCAATGTCCGGGTACTGTGCGCGGAACATCGCCAGAACGTCCGGGACGATGGCGTCCGGGATCGTGATGGTCACCGTCGCCACGTCACCCTCATTTCTTGTACTTAATCCGCAGCCGCGGAGGGTTGGTCATGGCGGCGCCGTTCCACCACATGTAGTAGTCCGACGTCAGCAGCGAGGCGGGGCCCACCGTGAAACCCCTGATCGCGCCCGACTGCAAACTCGCCGCCCACGACGTGACGTCGACCGTCTTCCGCTGATTGCGGGCCCAGCCCGACATCGTGAACAGGTTCGTTGTGCCGCTGAACGACGCGGGCGCCGATGCGGCGTTGACGCCGTGCGTGCCCACCGATGCGGTCCCGGTGCCCAGGGCCGTGTAGTTCGTGTAGAAGCTCAGTTCGACGAGGTCGATCGTCGCCCCCGTCAGGCCGGCGGTCAGGTCGGGGAATCCGCACATCGACCGCATGTTGCCGGCGGTGCTGTCGTTTCCCTGTCCGAGCTCGGAGCCGTAGCGGGTGTACGGGTTGCCGGAGGCGTTGTACGTCTGCGACCAGAGCGCGTCGTGGCTGACGTCGTAGTTCTGCACCGCCGTCGACGAGCCACCCGACCCGGTGTTGATCACGCCCGTGTTGACCACGTTCAGGCCGGTGTCCAGCACCCGCACCACAGGGTTGCAGGCCAGCGCGGTAAGCGTCCCCGAACCTCCCGCACCACGAGCAACGGTCACCAGCAGCCGGTACATCGGCTGCGGGCCGGCGTTTGCTGGCAATCCCAGCAGGAACGACGAGAACTGGTAGTGCTGGAACCGGGTAGCCGCTGGGGCGTGGTCGTACACCGGGCCGACCAGGCTCGGATAGCCGCCGTTCGGCTTCGTGCCGTCCGTGCTGTACCGGACCCAGAGCCACACGTCGTCGTCGGCCACCGTCCCCGCCAGCGCCAGGTCCTGGAACTTCACCTCGTAGGAGCGGCCCGCCTCCGGAGTGAACGCCACCTCGACGATCCCGAACTCGCCCGTTCCGATCCCGGGCGTCGACGCAAGCGACACGCCGCCGTACCCGACCATGCCCCGCGGCAGCCGATCCAGCATGTCCCCGAGCGCCACACCCTGGAACACGGGGTCCTCGGCGGACTCGACCCGCTGAAACGAGGCGACACCCTCCGGGCTGGTGTTCGACGTCTGCCGGCCCGATGTCGTGGACACCGACGCAGCGGGGCGGCCCGGCTGATACACCGGCGTCGCACCCGACACCGCCACCTGCACCGTGTCACCCAGCGCGGGCAGCTGATCGATCGGTGAGGCGATGCCAGCGACCACCCCGACGCCGTCGATGTCCGCCGCGAACGTCGCAGCGGTCGCATCCACAGCGGTCACGATCGCCTTGCGGTAGGTGACCTGATTCCGCTTCAGGTCGGCGACGTCGCGGCGGACCGCGGCCAACTGCTCCACGTCGTAGCTCACAGGTCACCCGCCGGGACCTGGCGGCCGTCCTGCGCCAGCCGGGACTGGCGACAACCCACCTTCATGGACTCGGAGGCGGACAGCGGAACGTCGAGGGTGGCGATCACAACGCCCCGATGCTCGAGGCCGGCGCGGGGGCGGTGCACCGTCACCACCTCCTCGACGTCGCGGCCAGGGTCAGGAACGGCGGTGAACGTGACCGTCTCCGAGCGGCCCAGTTCGTAGGCCAGGCGGACGGTGGCGGCCTGCAACGCCTGCGCGGTGGACGTGAAGTGCTGGTTGACCACGGATGCGACCCGCCGCCCATACCGACCGCGGGCATACGTCGGGGAGGTGGGGTCGTCGTCCTCGGCGACCGCACGGACCGCCCCGTCCGGGGTCTCGGCGACCACAACGTTCTTGATCGTGTCCGAGTCCTCCACCCGCGACAGGCCCAGCAGCAGCCCGCCACCCTCCGCATAGGTGGTCACCGGCCGATCCGACCCGGGCCCGGCCAGCGCGAGCGCGCACTGACCGGTGCGGTCGTGGAACAGCCGCGCACCCACCGACTCGGCGAGCTTCTGCGCCTCCGCCCACACGTCGATGTCGGGGGCGAACACCAGCGGTCCCGTCACGAACCCGGTGCTGAGACTGAGCAGCGACAGGCCCGGATTGCGTGCCGCCAGCAGCCGGGCGATCGCGTTCTCCACCGCGGTCCCGCCGTCGATGGCCAGCGCCGACACCATCGGCCCCTGATAGCCCATCGCCCGGTCCTGGCCGGTCAACCGGATCGACAGACCATCCGGGGAGTCCTGCACGTCGCGGCCGGTCAGGCCGAACACACCCTGCGGGGCGAGCTCGTCCACCCCGACGACCCGCACCCCCCGGTGCGGTGCGATCTCGCACTCGTAGGGGTTCAGCAGGTCATCGACGTCGCCGCGGGTCAGGGTGCCCGTCGAGTCGACGAGGGAGCACGACAGGTTGCGGCGCACCGGACGGTCGGCGTCGATGTTCACGTTCCCGTCCGTCACCTCCAGGGTGTAGACGGGCTTCCCCGAATGGAGCACGTCGACCCGCGACACGGCCGTGTGACTGCTCAACAGGGCCGCGGCGGCAGCGTCAGACCAGTCCCACGGCATCAGGTGGCCAGGTTTGGGGGACGCACCTCGACCAGCGGCACACTGGAGCCGTACAGGTTCTCCATCGCCACCAGCCGACCCTGAGTCCAGTCGCCGACCGCCCGGCAGTACACGGCATGACCCAGCGGGTCGCGGTGCAGCAACATGCTGTCCGCCTCCAGCAGGTTCTCGATCAGTGACCAGCCCGCGGCGTCCAGAGCGACCAGCGTCAACGAACCCCGCCGCGACTTCGGCACCCCGTCGGACACGACCGTCACGTACTCGGCGCCGAGGCCCTGGAAGACGCCGGCCACCACCGGGCGCGACCACTCGATGAGGTTCTGCACGTTCACAGCCCCGCCCAGCGCGGGGTTGCTGACCGCGGTGAGCACGTGCCGCTGACCGGCGGTGATCGTCGCCGCCGCAGTAGTGGACGGGGTGGACGCCACGGCCGGGTTGATCGCGTAGGCGACGGCACGGTATGTGCGCGTCACGCCGAGCCGCGGGTCGTAGTCGGTGGCCGTGGTCGTCGAGGCGAGAGTGACCGCGTCGGCACCCCGGACCGGCAGCCACGTGCTGCTGTCGGAATCCAGGTACTCGAAGCGGATCAGATTCGCCGAACCGCCCGTCGTCGCCGTCACCGACAGGACCACCAGGAACGTCGACTGATTGGCGGTCGCGGACAGGCTCGTCGGGGTCACGGGCGGGGTGATCGCCTGCGTCCAACCCAGGTTCGACCACGCCGACCACAGGCCCGCGGTGTCCTGCGCCCGCACATACATGCGGTAGGTGCCGTTCGCCAGGTCGACCGGGGACGTGATCCCCCGGGTGGACCGGTTGATCCCCGACTCGGCGACCAGCGCCGACGCAGCCCACACCGCCGGATCGGTCATGTCATGCCCGGTCGCGAACGCCTGCGTGAACACGTACAGCTGCCACGCCGCCTGAGACTCCGACTGCGGGTCCGAGTAGGACCACGTCAGGTCGGGGCGGGTCGTCGTCGTCACCGACGGCGCCGGTGAGGTGGCAACCCCCGACGTGCCGGTGGTGACCGTCACGGGAGTCGAGACGCCGGGGGTGGTGGTCGATACCGAGATGTTCGGGGTGGTGCCGCCGGTGAAGGTGTGCGCCGCCGTCATCTGCGCCACGTCGGAACTGGCCAGCGCGCCAGCGAAGGTCACCACGTAGGGGGTTGTGGGGCCGGGTCCACCAGTCACCAGCACGTTGCCTGCACCGATGGACGACAGCGCCTGAAGTGCCGTCTGGAGAGTGCCGGCCGTCGCGGTGCGAGCCTGCGCCGCCGTCGTCTGGCCGCCGAAGGTGACAGTGAACGTGCCGCCGGTCGGCGCACCCGTGATCGTGATGGTCTGGACCTCGTCGGTGCCGCCGGTACCGCCGGTCAGCGAAGACGTGGAGGTCATCTGCGCGACGTTGGTGGCCGCCAGGGTGCCGGTGAACGTCACCGTCCACGGGGTTGACGGGCCCGGGCCGCCGGCCACCGACACGTTGCCCGCGCCGATGTTCGACAGGGCCTCCAGCGCCGTGTCCACCGTCGCCGCAGTCGCGTTCCGGGCGATCGCCGCCGTCGTCTGCCCCGAATAGGTCAGGGTGAACGTGCCACCCGTCGGGGTACCGGCGATCGTCACCTGCTGGATCTCGTTGACGCCCGACCCGGCCGACACCGACGGCGGGGTCGACGACACGAACTCGTACTGCTGCCCGCCCGACCACACCTCGAGGAACTTCAGCGGGTTGGATGCCGACAGCACCGCCAGGCAGCGGGCCACGTCCGCGCCCGGCCGGTACGGGAAACCCGACGGCACCACGGCCGTGCCGAAAGCGTGCAGGCCGCCGAACAGGTCCAGCTTGTAGCCGGACGGCGCGGTCCAGTCGGTGACCCCGAAGTCACGGGCGTTGTTCGCGGTCGGCCACGAGTTGCCGAGACTCCCGAACGACGACACCGCACCCTCGCCGTGCAGACCGCCCCGCACATCCATGATCACGCCACGGACGTCGGGGGTGAACCGCATCTGCAACTTCAGCGCCGCCGGCCACGACCACTTCGGGCCGGTCCGCGGCAGCGGTGTCGCCCCACCGAACGGGTACGTCTGCCCGTACTGGTCGAGCACGTAGCCCTGCGTCGACCCGTTCGTGTTCCACGCCCAGTCGATGTACAGCGGCCCACCGGGGCCCGTGGCCGGGTTGTTGTAGGGGACGCCGCCCATGATCCCGCCGGTGCCCACCGCCGGGGCACCGTTGATCGGCTGGAACGCCCCATACAGGTCGAGCATGTAGCCCGCCCCGGTCGTCCAGTTGGTGATCTGCAGCGCCACCGCGACCGGCTGGTACACCCAGTCGTACCACGTGGCCTGACCGACGATCGGGGGCAACCCGCCGATCGCGTCAATGCGCCCGTTGCCCCACAGGATGTACCGCTGCGTCGCGTCGTTCGGGTTGACCTTGACGTCGACCGGGGAGGCGACCGCCATTACTGCCAACTCCTGCTGTCGATGCCGCGACGGTCGCTGTCGGATCTCACAACGGCGCCAGCCCCGCGGAGCATCGCGGCAGCGAGACGGTTGATCGTCGCGTCGGACAAGTCCATGGGCCCGCTCGACGGCAGCCCCGGAGTCACCGTCTCCGGGCCCTTCTCGCCGAAGGAGTACGACCGGCCCGAGTAGTGCCCGATCCCGGACACCGGCTCACCGATCACGCCGCCGCCGGCCATCGCCAGGTGCGCGCGGGTACCGAACAGGCCGTTGGATGAGCCGCGAGCATCCCCGCCGACCCGCACATGGTCGCCCGTCGACTCCACGTTGACACCGAGCAGCGTCCCGGCCATGTGGCCGATGCCGCCGCCCGCGTTCGCCGTCGAGCCGATCGTGAACAGTCCGTCGCCGCCAGTGAATCCGGCCCACGGGAAGTTGGCAGTCGACCCGACCCGGGAGTGCGGCGACCGCCCGCGGATATAGTTCGTGATCGCCGACATGAAGCCCGAACAGTCATACCCGGCCGGCCCGACACCGCCCCAGATGTAGGGCTTGCCGACCTGAGACCTTGCCCAGCTCAGGGCACCAATCAGCCCCGTTACCGGCTCGAGGTCCTTGGCCACCTGGTTGGCAGCAGCGTTCATCTGCGACTCGTAAGTGCGAGTGTCGAGCTCCGCCAGGATGCTCACTGGCGCCACGACCCCGCCGGTCGCATAGCCGCGCAGGGACTTCGCCAGCGCCGACAGCCGCCCGACGCCGGCCTTGGCAGTCTCCTCCTTGGTGAACACGAACTCGCCTGCGTGTACCACGCCAGCGGGCGTGAATTTGGCCCCGTCGCCCGTGTAGCCGCCCAAGGCGAACCCCGGCGCGGAACCAGACGGGATGCCGACATTGGCCTTGGCCGTCACCACGTCGATCGTGACCGTGCGGCCGTGAAGGAGGTCAATCTGCGTCTGGATGTTTGCGACCGCCGTCGTCGCCCGACCGGTGTCCGCCGTGATGGTCGTAACGCGCTCGCCGGGGATGCCGAGGATCTTGTTGGCAAGCGTCTCGGCGCTCTGGCCGGTGATACCCATCTGCGCGGCAGTGTTGAGGAACGACTGCCTAAGTTCTGCGTCCTTGGCCTGCACCTGATCCGTCGTGGCGCCCTGCTGGATCATTGTGGCGATCAGGTCGTTGCCGCTGTTGCGGACGTCCAGCAGCACGTCGGCAGCCTTGCGACCGGCCTCAGACTGCAAGTCGAGGTCGCCCGAGGCGTTCAGCGCGGAGCCGCTCAGGTTCTTCAGCGCGCCGTCGGCCGCGTCCAGCGCAGCCTGGAACCGCGACTCGAGTTCGATAGCCGAGACGTTCGCACCGCTGAGCATGTCCAGCGACAACTTGAAGTCATCGGTTGCGGTCTTGGCCTGGTCCAGAGCGTCGCGGGCGTCCTTGGTCTGCTGCTCGAACGATTTGGTGATGGCGGTAGCCCCAGCAACGGCGTCCTTCAGGTTCGACTGCCGATTGGCGAGCACATCCGTCCAGTACGCCAGGCGCTCCTGTGCGGTGCGGGCATCCTCGGTCGTGACCTTGCCGTTGACCAGCCGGTCAGACAGTGTGTTCGTCCACTCGGTGACGCGAGACTGCGCCTCAGCGACAGGGTCCAACGAGGCGCGGTAGTCCTCGAGCGCCTGCTTCGCCTCGCGAGTCTGCTGGCCGACGACCCCGACGCTGTCACCAGCGTGGGTCAACGCGAACCCGAACCGGTCCCAGACGCCGGGGGCCTTCTGCATGTCCTCGGTCGCCTGACGGGCCGCCGCCCCACCCTCTGCAAGGGCGTGCGCCCAATCCCTGGTCCGCTGCGCGCTCCGCTCCATCGCAGAACTGATGCCGACGACAGCAATGGTCGCGCCGGCAAGCGCCAGACCCCACGGCCCACCGAACAATCCGAGGAGCCCCGAGCCTGCCGCCTTCAACCCCCCGAAACCGGAGCCCGCGTTGATGAAGGCGTCCTTCATGTACAGCGCCTTGAGCGCGAAAGTCTCCATCGCACCCACAACCGGGCCCTTGAGCAGAGCGAACGCCCCGAGCGCGATCACACCCGCCTGCAACGGCCCCGGCAGCGCGTTGAACGCACCCGCCACCGCTCCGACTGTCGCCGCGAGACCCTGAAGCGCGGGGATAACCACACCCGCAACCGTCGAGCCGATGTCGGAGAAGGCCGGCAGCAGTTTGTCGTTGAAGAACGTCGCGGCCTTGTCGACAGCGGGAATCAGGTAGCCGCCGACCTGCTCGGCCACGTCACCGAGCCGCTGCTGCAGTTTCCCGAGAGGGGTCGCGGCAGCCTCCGCGGCGCCGCCGAACTCCTTGTTGAGCTCGGCCAGGATGATCTTCTGCGCGCCGAGGGTGTCGCCCGTCTCGACGAGGGTTTTGATCTGTTCCTTCTGCGCCGCCGTGAAGGACACACCCACCCGCTGCAGCGCGGAGATGCCCTTGATCGGGTCGTTCAACGCCTTGCCGAGCTGGATCGCCGAGCCGGACGCATCGGTGCCCAGGGCGACCGACATGTCGGTCATAACCTTGGTGGCCTGACTGAAGACGTCGTTGCCCTTGCCGACCTGATTGCGAACGTTGGTGAACGTCAGCAGCAGGTTCTCACCGGACTGGATTGCCTCGTCGTCGACGCCGGTCTTCTTCGCGATCGCCGACGCCAAGTCGCCGACCTGCTTCGCGGAAACGTTCGCGGCCGCACCGGTCGACTTGATGACCTGAGCCGTGAGGGCCGCGATCTTCCGCGACTCATCCGCCGCGTTGTACAGCGCCTTGAAGCCCTCGACGAGACCCGCGCCCAGCAGCGCGCCGGACGCGAGCTTGAACGCCCCGGACATGGCGGTGCCGAACTTCGACGTCTGCTGGCCCGCCCGTTCCGCGGCGTTGCCGACGTTCTTGAACGGGCCGGAAGCATTGTCCCGGGCGAGCAGGTCGAAAACGAGACTGAGGTTCGCCACTACAGGCCCCGGACCAGACGCTCGACGAACCCGCCGAAGGCGCCCAGCACTTCCCCGCGGATTCCGGGGCCCTCGTTGGCGAGAGTCTCGTCGAAGTAGCCCTTGGCGGCGGGCACCTGCTGCACGACGCCCGGCTTGTTGCCGAACACCGGGTGGTAGACGCGGCCCTCATTGTTGATGCGCGGGTCGACCTTGCTGCCCACGATGCGCACGCCGGCAGTGCGGGCACCGGTGCGGGTCTGCGCGCGCAAGGGCTTCTTGGCGATCCGCTCATTCAGCCCACCATGCTTGGGCAGGCTGGTGCGTGCCGCCTCCCGCACCTTCGGGATCAGCGGCTTCGCGGCATCCCGCATCACCTTGTTGAGCTCGTTCCGCAGCCCCTTCTCGCCGGCCGCCTTGAGCCGCTTCGACAGGGCCAGGAAGTCGTTGGCCCCCTTGATGGACTGCGCGTTGCCGAGCACGGACATCACGCGACTCCCATCGCTCGTCGAAGTTCCATCTGCTCGCTGTCGACCGACTCGAGCTGCTCCGGCTCCGCGGACAGTGCGTCATCGAGGCGGTCCTGCACCTCGGCCAAGGTCGGCAGGTCCTCAGTCACCCCGCGGGCAAGCAGCCCTTGGCGATCCGCTAACGCCTGCCGCTCCCACTTGTCCAGCAGCAGGACGTAGGCGACGTCGCAGACGTCTCTCAGGCCGAGCGTTCCGAACGGGCCTCGTCGGCCATCGTCACCATGAGGGCCAGGTCGGGTCGACCCTTCTTCTCTAGGCGCTTGATGACCTTGGAGGAGCCGCCGCCCGCGGATTTCCGACCGGTGCTCGCCGGCCCATCCGAGGAGTCGGAGGGCCGCGAAGTAGGGCGCTCCGTCGGCTGCACGAACGCGGCGACGACGATCGGCATCAGGTCCCGCTTGACCTGCGCGCGATTGTCCCTGGCCGCCTTACGGAATCGCTCCCAGTCGTCGCCGTGGACGACGGCCCGCAGGAAGTCCAGAGTGGCGGCCGCACCGGAAAGCATGTCGGAGTCCGCGCCGCCTTTGGCGGCCGATGCGAACTCCATCATCTCCCACTCGTACTCGTCGCTCGGCTTCATCCGAAACGACTGGTCGAAGAACTCGACCTCGTTGAAGCCCTCAGCCTCAGCCACGGTTAGCGCCGGCCCCCCAGATGGTGAACGGAGCCGATCCACCCACCGGGATCTCCATGTTGAACGTGCATGGGATCGCCGCGAACGCGGGCGCCTTCTGGAACGCCGTGGAAACTTCGCCACCCTGGATGGTCTGGTTCGCCATGATCCGAACCGTTGCGTCCGAGGACTCCCACAGGATCATGCAGCGCGTTTCCGTACCCGGGGTCGGGGGCGTCAGCGTGTACAGCGCGGTCGCACCCGTTCCCGTGGTCGGGGTCAGCGCGGCCACGCCACCGTTGATGGCGCGGCGGTAGTTCGACAGCGACCAGTTCGCCAGGTTGAAGGCGATCGAGCCGCCGCGCTCCGTCGTCGAGTACTTGATCGGGTCGAAGAACTCAGCGACCCGGATCGCCTCGACCGTGGTCGAGTAGGAGAACGTCGACCCGTCCGTGGTGGCACCCAGCGGCAGCCACGCAACCGGGACGGTGTCGGTGAACACGGAGCCGGTGACCGTGTTCGTCGGGGCCGTGGTGCCCAGCGGGGCGATCCAGAGGAACCCCGGATCCACCAGGATGTTCGGGGCGGTAGCAACGGGAGGCATCGGGGTCAGCCCTTCTCGGAGGTGCCGGCGGCGAGTGCCTTACCGGCCTTGGTGGTGATCGACTTAACCTCGTCCTCACGCACGACCCCGCGGGACACGTGCGAGGCCGGAACCGGGTCGCCCTCGTTGAAAGCGCGCGCGCCCTCGATGAAGATCGTCTGAGCGGCCACGAACTGGCCGTACTCCTCGCCCTGCACCTCCCGGAACTGGGCGGCGGTGATCGGGGTATCTGCCATGACTTGGTGCTCCTCTATGGGTTGGGACGGGCAGCAGGGCGGTACGGTGCAGGCCCGAAACGGACCGAGGGGGATGCGTGGAGATCGAGCAGACGACCGAGCAGCAGTTGCTGGCGCAGGCCGAGAAGCAGACGAAGGCGCTGGAGAACCTGAATGTCTTGGCTCAGGTGTGGTCGGTGCTGGCAGCGATCGGGCTCGTGCTGGTAGTGGTCTGGCTGATCGCTGCGGCGAACAGCTAGACCCCGCGCGCGGTGTAGGCGAGCGTCGCCACCAGGCGTACCGCCGAGCCCTTGTCGTTCTGTACCGGCACAACCTCACCGGACAGCGACGCCGCGGTGACCACGCCACCCAGGCTCACGTCGTCCTGCACCGCCGCATTCCAGGCGTTGAACAAGGCGAACGCGCGCGTTCGCATGCCCGGGAAGTCGACGTCGCCCGTCCAGCACACGATCTCCGACCGCAGCGACCCGGCCTCCTCGAGCAGATCCCCGAGACCGGGGATCGGATCGAACGTGCCGCCGAAGTCCTCGCCGTCGACGAACCCCACCGTCACGTAGTCGCGGGGGGTGTCGCCGGTGACCTGCGGGCCGTCATAGACCGTGACCTGCGACCAGCCGGACAGTGTCGGCAGCAGAGCCAGCGTGGCGTCGATGACCAGCGGCAGGGCGACGTTCACGCCACCGCCGGACGCACATACGGGGCCAGCAACTCCCGCGCCCGATTCGGGATCGCATAACCCAGACCCGGCGTGGAGAACGAGTCATCCGCAGCGAACGGACCAACCGGCGCCGCGCCACGCTGCGTCTCCCACAGATGCTCGGCGACGATCAGGCAGGCCAGCCGGATCGCGGCCGGCAGATCATCGCGGCCCGCCGTGTACGACACCGTGTAGGTGCCGTAGAACCGCAGACCCGATGCCAGCCGAACCAGACCCGTCTCCGCGTCCAGTTCGTAATCCGACAGCGTCAGCGCCGTCGTCACCGCGCCGTAGCGGTAGGACACCGCCGTCAGCGAACCCGCCGGCATCCGGCGCAGCACCAGCACATCCGACGACACGTTGTAGTGCGTCTCCGTCACCACGGCCGGGGTGTCCAGCGGGCCGACAATGCCCGCCACCACGTCGATCGCCGCGTCCAGAGTGTCCTGGAGTTCGCCGTCATCCGCGGTGGACGCGATGTTCGTCTGGGCCCGGAGGTCCGTGAGCGTGGGCAGGGACACGGAACCTCCTCAAGTCGGGTTCCCCGCGGCCCGGGGAGTAGACCGGGCCGCGGGGGGTGGAGCTACTTGGACTCGGCGCGAGCCCGCGTCTTCGCTGCGGGCTTCTCGTCCGACGCCACGACCTTCGCCTCCGCCGACTCGACCCCGGTGGGGTGCTCGTCGTCGTTGGTCGTCGTGATGGAGCCGTCCTTGTTGACTGTCGTCTTCACGCCGATCAGAGCCCCGTCACCGTGGAGAATCCGGCCGGGCGGTAGACCGCCAGCGCGAGCCGTTCTTCAGCTCTGATGGCGATCAAGTTGGTCAAAAAGTCGTTCTCGTTGGAGTTCGTCGCCTCCACCGTGATACCGCCCTTGCGGAACACCTGGGCGCACGTGTTGAACGCACCGACGATCGCCGTGCCGACCGTGGCCGACGTGGTGACCACCACCGGCAGACCCCACAGCGCGCCGTCGTTGCCGAGAATCGTGCGGTCGTTCATGCCGCCGCCACCCACGCCGTAAGCACCAGTGAAGGGGCCGCCAGCGAAGTACTGGTTGTTGGCGTCCTTCAGGAGCCGGATGTTCTGCCAGTCCGTCGGGTGCATGACGATCGCCGACGGGTCCACGAAGGCGCTGACACGGATCTTCGTGATGTCCTTGTAGATCGCGTCCAGCGCCGTGTCCGCACCCTTGGCCTGCGCCGCCGTCAGACCGGACCGGTTGAGCAGACCCAGCAGTTCCGAGCCGGTGCCGGCACCGGAGAGAAGCTGCTGCTCCTCCTTCTGCTGGACGAAGAACACCAGGCGGCCGTTGACCTGCGACTGGACGTAGGGAACGTCCTGCAGCATTTCGTCGGAGATCTTCAGGACGTTGGCGATCTTCTTGAACGTCTCGGTGACCTGCGCGTAGTTGAAGTCCGACGCCGGCTTCAGTCCACCTTCAGCGACGGTCGCGGCCGCGTTGGTGACCGCCGACTCCCGCATGTAGATGATGGAGTTGCCGGACGCGGCACCCTGCGGCATCAGGTCGGCGACGGTGAGCCGCTGGAACAGCAGCGGCAGCACGCCGGGCAGATACTGGGGCTGCACGAGACCGACACCACCGGCGGCGGTGGTCAGGGTGGCCTTCACGTCGACAGCGCCGGTGGTGAAGGTGGAGCCCTTCACGTCGCCGCTGATCGCCTGCTGGAATCCCTTGGACGAGGTGAACGCCTCGCCGATGCTCTTGTGGGATTCGGGCTTGGCCTCGGTGGCGGCCGCCCCGCCGTTCTCGCCGAACGGGTCGGCGTTGACCGACTTGAGCGCCTTGTGCTGCTCGAGGATCGACTTGATGTCGGCCTCGCGGGCGTCGTACTCGTCGCGCTTCTCGTTCCAGGGGCGGGCGGTGTCCTCGACCAGCGACTTCTGCTGTTCGAGGAGGACGCGGCCCTGGTCCTCAAGCTGCTTCATGGTGGGCATGACTGGTGACCCCTTTCAGGGGTTGGTCTGCGGAAGGGAGGTAGTGCGGGTGGCGCTATGCGCCGAACGCGAGCCGGGCCGCGTTCTCAGTGATGTGCAGCCGGGCCAGGACGTCAGGAGGCGTCACAGCGGACTTCGCGGCGGGGGCGGCGGCGTCAGCGGCGGCCCCGGCGGCTCCATCGGCGGTGTCGGGTTCCTCATCCGGGTCGGCGAGACCCATCACAGTCAGGAGCTCGTCGACCGCGTTGTCAGCGGCCACGAGTAGGGCGATCGCCTGAGCGACCTCGGCTGGAAGCGTGGAGGTGTCGAGGCCGGCCAGCAGGCCCATTGCCTCGTCGAGGGTGGCGTCAACGGCCTGCGCCAGCGACGCGGGCGTCTGCTCGACCTCCGTGGCGATCGCCTTTTCGATGTGCCGGACCTCATCGACGGTCATCGCGTCAATGCCGGCCATCAGGTTGTGCGCGCTCTTCGCGGCGCAGGCGGCACCGAGGGCCACCATCGCGTCGTGGGCGGACTGGATGTTGGCGGCGTCGGAGGCGGAGTTGCGGGCGCCGATCTTCTCGTCCACGACAGCGCTGAACGCCTTCGCCGACAGCACCACGGCCTCACGGTTGGACGGGACCGGGGTGAACGTGCCGTTGAGCAGCTCGGCGCGGACGACGTGATCCACAGACTTCTCGTCCTTGACCCGCTCCGCAGCCATGAACGTCACCGACGTGGTGCGGATGTGCCCCTCAGCGACGAGGGTCCGCACCTCCTGGGCGAGCGGGGTGGACGCGAAGGTACCCTTGACACGCAGCGACCCATCCTCGGCGTAGTACGGCTGACCGGAACCCACCGTGGTCTGCACCGTCATGCCGTGATCGATGTCGAACGGCACGTGATCGGGCAGTGGCTCGAAGGCGCGGGAGTCGATGACCTCACCGTCCCGGTCCAGCGTCGCCGCCGACAGCACGACCTCGAACGCCCCATTGGGGCTGTCGGTCTCCACCGTGTCGACGAGGCCGACAGCCTTCTTCACGAGATCCATCAGGTGAGCTCCTTCTGCCGACTGCGCCTGCCCTCGCAGGCCCGGCACAACTGGCGGGCGGATGTCTTGCCTTCAGTCCCGCAACCGACGCACTTGGCGGGAGCGGCGACCTGCTGCGGGATGGCGGGCAGCGACTCGCCGGGCGGCAGAGTCGTCAAGTTCTCGTCGAGCGCCGCGACCCGCTTCGGGATCGCACCCAGCGGGATCGTCGCCGCGTTCACGTACAGCTGATCGGTCTCGGGACCGAGGTAGGGCTTGTTCTCGGCCTTGCGCACCTCGGCCGGCGTCATGCCACCGATGCGGGTCATCACCTCGTAGGCCTGCGCACGCTGCTCGAACGAGCCGCGGAGCACCTCGTCCATCAGGAACTCGGCGTACAGGTCGCCGCGCGGGTCGAAGTCCGGGCGCAACTGTGTGTCCAGTACCGCCTCGTACAGCGACAGGCGGGGCGCCATCGTGTCCCGGTACATCGACCGCATCTGCTCGGTGATGTTGGAGAACGTCGCCCGGTCCAGAATGTGCACCACCGGGGGCGGCACGTCGTAGACCGCGCACACCTCTTCGCGGTTCAACTTCCGCGTCTCGATGTACTGGGCTTCCTCAGCGGTCAGGCTCAGTTTGTTGGGGACCATGCCCTCCTCGAGCACAACCGTCGACCCCGTGTTGTCCGCGCCCGCGGCAACCGAGTCGAACTGGGCCTTGAGGCGCTCCTGTGCAGGCTGGGACAGGTTCGCGGGGTGCGTGAGGGCCATGCCGGGGCGGGCGCCCTTGTTCCAGAACGCCGTCGTCGCCCG